GCCTACCCATGCTTTGACTGTCTCAAGACAGGCTTTAAATTCGGGTGTGTCACCGCCCTCTACTGATTCGGTCACAGCAGGCACCTGCTCGACTTCCTCTTTGAGATCAGTCTGATCTTGATTGAAGGCGGTCGAGTATTTCTCATACATTACTTTCTTAATCTTACCTGCTCGAGCCATAGCCTCGAGTGTCTTTATGCTGTGAGGCTTGTTAGGTATGAGCTTCTTGCCCAGTTTACCACCTGCACCGTGCTCGAAAAATAGCACCCCCCAGTAGACCACGGGTGTGCCCTTCTCACCTTTTTGAACCATGCCCCCCTTGTCTTTCCATTGCTTGAAGGTGCCCCATGTAGTGGACTGATAGCCCTTTGCATTGGCTTCCATCCACAGCATCAAAGTATTGATGCCTTGATACTGTTTACCGCTTGAGACATTAACGGGAAATTGCCCCGTCATGGCACCGCCTGCCCCGTTGCTTTTCCAAGGCTTGGTCCAAGGATTAGTGCCCTTGTTTAGTGCTTCAATGAAGCGGTTTGTGATAGTTTCGTGAAGATCGATCTTTGCTTTTTTAGTGCTCATATTTAGTAGGTTATTTAGTAGGTTAGAATTAAACGATGGGAACATAATAGTGAATAAGTTGTGAATCGTATATCACTAGTTTTGAACGTCAAGTGTAAAATAATGAAACTGAATATCCATTTGATCCCGTTTTCTGAGTATTTTATCAATGACTTACAGAATTGGTATCAACGACTTATGACTTTTATCAACGACTTACGTAAGATCGTATAGCCCGTAGTGAGCCGTAAATGCCCCTCTAAGCCGTCCGATTTTCAAATGGCACCCTACCTCTCGAAGGCTCACAGGCGACCATACAGGGCAAGCCCCACCTGTTGAGATTCAGTCGCATCAAGGGTTATTGAGAGTCAGTCTCATTCCAAATTCACCCCCGTAATACTTTCTTTATGAGAGAAATATTTTGTTCCACGTGGAACATTAGAATGATTCTTAGTTGCTACTGAGTCCCAGTCTCATTAAAACTACAGCCCGACTTTTTGCGACCCTGTCTCATTTGGAGTTCGGTGCCTGTTGATATTGAGTCTCAGTCTCATTACGGCGACATGGGGGGAGGGGGTCAAAACTTTTTGCGACGACATCTCTCTATATACATAAACATGGCTATAAAAAAATATGCTCCTCATAGGATTTTGGACTTGACAGCCCTGATCAATCAGGTGATACATAAGGAGTTCTCTTGATCCTCATTCCCTTTCTCGCCTACGGCAGAAAGGTTTCTTATGTACCACAGGTGTATTGTATCATATAATATACTTGACACCTAAGTGCTACTAAGAAATAGTTGAAATAAGATGGATGAGAAGGAACAGTTAATGCAGGAGATAACCACGTCCATTCAGGACATATCTGAACAGAAGGAGTTAGATAAGCTGAATAGTCTAAGTAGGTTTGCTCCGGAACGGGTAGCTAAGATGCTATACCTGTATGCCACAGGATCTAGTCAGACACGGTTAGTTAGGAAGTATGGCTTCGATAGACATACTGTCATCTCAGTGCTTACGGACTATGCAGATCACATAGGTAAGTTCCGGGAACTATCCGGGAAGATAGCCGCCAAGAACTACTTAGATATGTCCAGCCTAGAGGAGGACCTCATTGAGGTAGTCCGGGACCGGCTCGAATCCGGGGAGCTAGAAGCTACGTTCCGGGATCTTAAAGAACTTTCAATAGCTAAAGCTAATGCCGCACGGGAAGCACTGACCGCCCGGGGTGAGGCAACCAATATCACCGAGGACCGGAAAGTATACACCCAAGAGGACTACGAGGCTACCGCCAAGGCGGCAGAGGACCGAATCCGGAAACTAAAAGAAGCGGAAGTGATTGATGTCGATTAACTCAGAATACCATGAGGATATACACGAGAAGGTTCGGGCTATCTTATCCGAGCACTTCCCGAACTATATGTTCATAGTAATGAATGATGACGGGGATTTGTATTATGACTTCACTAACTTGCCAATAGGCAAGATGCTAATGAGGGAAGTCCGGGACGAACTAGATGTAGATGACTTTGACTTCGAGTGGGTAGAGGAGGACGAGGAAGAAGAATGATTGAGTTTACCCCGCACCCGATACTAGATGCCCCTAGTGACGAAGAGATTCTCCTCTTAGCAAATAAAGATCCTAAGCTACTTGAGGATCTGCACCGTGCTCACGAGGGCAGGATTGAAGCCGCCACCAACGATCCGGTTCGCTACGGCTTTGACTTAGACGGCTGGGGCAGGATCCGGAACGGACTAAACGAATACAACGAGGTCCTTACACTAGGGGGTAACAGATCCGGGAAGACTACAGGGTGTGCAAAGATAATTATGCAGGCTGTCATGGAGAACATGAACGGTCACATAGTTTGTTTCTCACAGAATGCGGATACCTCTGTCAAGGTTCAGCAAGCCGCCATGTGGGAGATGATGCCCAAGGAGTTCCGGAAGAAGACCAAGAGCACGGAGGGATACATTAACTTCTCTATGCAAAATGGATTTACCGGAAGCTCGTTTATCTTTCCGGATACCCGGACCCGGGTTGACTTCAAGACTTACACACAGTTCTCAAATAACCAAACCATCCTAGAGGGTATGCAATTCGGGTTCCCTTCTAAGCCAGACAACCTGAACATGGGGGCATGGCTAGACGAATACCTTGGTGATGCGGCTTTGGTTAACACACTTCGTTTCCGTTTAGCTACATTTAATTCAAAGATGATACTGGGGTTTACTCCTATCGATGGGTTCACACCTTTCATTAGCGAGTATTGCACCAATGCAGAAACACTAGAGACTCGCGAAGCGAGTCTATTAAAGAACCGCCAGCTACCAATCCGGCAGTATAGTCCCAACCGGGATGCCGGCATCGTTTACCTGCACTCAGATGAGAATCCATTCGGGGGTTACAAACGTCTAAGCAAAGATCTCAAGGGTCGCCCGGACGAAGAGATCCTAGTTCGTGCTTACGGTGTACCGGTGAAGTCAATGACATCACTGCTACCGCTGTTCTCGACTGAGGTAAATGTTCTTGGCGACATTCCAAACAAATACGGAATGAAGTTCCCGGACATCAATGACGATGACTACACAATTTATATGGTAATGGATCCGGCAGGTGCCCGAAACAGTGTAGCTATCTGGGCGGCAGTCAACGAAGCCGGGGAGATATACATCTTTGATGAGTTCCCGGACCGGGATGCATACGGGGAGTGGGCAATGTTCGGGGATCCCAAGTGGAAACGTGGACCAGCATCAAAGAAAATAGGCTACGATGTGCAAGGATACACCGATTTATTCCTAGGAATAGAGGAATCACACGGGGTAGAAGTCTTTGAAAGGATAGGAGATTCACGTTATTTTGCCCGGGAAAACGAGAATAATGACGACTTATTTACTACATTTTACGATCATGGCTTAGTCTTTGTCCCATCAGATGGCAGGACACAGGACATGGGCATCAGTGCATTGGACGATTGGTTCAGTTATAATCCCAATGCTAGCATCGATGAAATGAATAAACCTCGTTGCTACATTCACGAGCGATGCGGCAACTTGATTGACAGTTTAATTAACTACAATGCTAACGGAAAAGCTGACGAACCACTGAAGGATTTCTTTGACGTGATTCGTTATTTACGTATGGCTAACCGAGGCGAAGGTCCGGACCACGTTACCAACAAAGACATGAAGGTAACACAAAAAACAACAGGAGGATATTAAATGGCTAAGACAAAAGCAACATCACTAGCAGAAGAACTAGAGGTAGATTTTTTAACTATCTCTACTATCATTGAGGAGAATGTTTCCGAAGATGATATTAGCGGCAAGGGTAAAAACACTTGGTTAACCGAGGATGCGGTCAGTATAGTTAAAGATAAACTAGAGGCACCAGAGCTAATTCCTAACTACTACGTGGGCAAGGTATTAACTCAAGCACCTAACCCTAACTACGTTTATGTTTATTTAAATGAACTAAACAAACGAGTTCCGGTAGTTGTGCCACGTAGGTTCAAGGGCAAACTAAATGGTAAAACAATTAAGGTAGAAGAAATCACAGACAATGCAGGATCCAGCTACAGATACATCCCAACAAGACATAACTCTTGATCCGGAATTTATTGATCAACAGGTTGACCGGTTGCTATCTTGGGAGATACTACAGAGGTATTGTAACAACCAAGAAAACATACCTATGAAACCTTTAGATTTGTGTGATAAAATCGGGGTGAATAAGGGCTATGTCCATCAGGTCATCACAACCGTTAGAAAAAAACTAAATGCAGAACGAAGATATTTTTGAATCCTTAACATACGTTGGGGATGAACCAAACGTCAATGCTCTCCGCCGTGCTTACGACCAGACGGTAGTTGAGTTAGAACCATACTTCGATGTGTGCCGCACATCTTATGATGACCGCCGCAATTTCTGGAACGGTAAGTCCCGGGATCTTAGGAAGCATGGAGCAGATGCCTTCCCTTGGGATGGGGCATCCGACATGGAGTCCCATACTATTGACGAACGTATTACACGTTTAGTATCTTTGTTTATGTCAGCACTTAACCGTGCAAACATCCGGGCATTCCCCGTTGAGATCAATGACATCGGACGTTCAAAAGTCGTTTCAAACTTTCTCCGTTGGATGGTTACAAGTGGTTACATCAATCGGTTCGCCGAAGAAATGGAACTAGGTGCTAACTATCTGCTAGAACGAGGTTTAATGGTTACATACGTAGGTTGGAATCGGGAAGATACCCGGTTTAAACAAACTGTAACTATGGATCAGATAGGACAAATGAACCCAGAGATCTATCGCTCCATCCTTGATGGGGGTAACGATGACGAACTCGCCGCTTTTGTTGAGACTACGTTTGATGGTATCAATATTAAAACAGCAAAAAAAGCTATCAAAGAACTTCGCAACACTAGCGAAACGGTTCTACCTTTGATCCGCCGTTTAGTAGATGCACCCGAAATAAAAACACTTTCCCCTGACGGAGATTTCTTTTTCCCGAGTTATGTTACTGATCCGCAACGAGCACCTTATTGCTTTTGGCGGACATCATACACAGCACAAGAACTAGAAGGTAAAGTTCTAACGGACGGATGGGATGCTGACTTTGTTCAGCACGTCATTGAAAGGTATCGTGGATCTACTGACGTTATGGTTGATCGTGACCGAGATGAAAATCGTAGCATGATCTTTACTGATAACACTGATCAGCAAGATGAGTTAATTGAAATTATCTATGGCTATCAACGTTTGGTAGATCCGGACGATGGGGCACAAGGAATATATTGCACAGTCTTTCACAGAGAGTTTAGCGGAGACGGAGACATTCCCGGCTTTGCTAAGTTTGAATTACTTAACGGATACGAGGACTACCCAGTGGTAGTCACACGTTTATCTGAGGACAGCAAACGTATGTATGATACGATGACCTTTCCTCAGATCCTTCGTGGTATTCAAAACCAAATTAAGATCGAACGTGATTCACGTATTGACCGGAACAGCATTGCTACAATGCCACCGATCATTCATCCAGTGGGTCAGGCACCAACTGATTGGGGTCCCGGTCGTTACATTCCTTATCGTCGCAAGGGGGATATTGACTTTGCACCTACTCCGCCACCGCCTACCGGGTCCATCGAAATGGAGCAAACCCAACAGGCTCAGGCTGATCGCTTGTGCGGATTGGATGAAACCAGTCAAATTAGCGGTGTTCGCAAGCAATTCTTGGTCGATAAGTTTCTTCAGCATACCGCTAAGGTTCTACGTATGGCATTCAAATGCTACCAACGATTTGGACCTGATAGCACATTCTTCCGGGTTACCGGTGTCCCTGAGTCAGTTCAAATGGTTAAGGGAGATCCAAATGAAAGTTTTGACATCATGATTAATTATGATGTATTGACTACGGATCCAGAAGCACAGGCACAAAAATTACAAGGAATGCTTGGTATGCTTCAGTATGATCGCAACGGTCTAATGAATGTAGATAACTTACTTACGGCAATCGCATCATCGATTGATCCGGTGCTAGCGGACGGTATACTTCAGTCGCCTCAAGTTGCTCAAGACGAAGTTATTCGTGGAGTTACCGATGACTTGGCTAAGATCTTTGCAGGTATTGAAATGCCGGCTCGACCCAATGGCGGTCAAACCGCAGTCCAATTAATCCAAGAATATTCACAGCAAGAAGATGTAGCTGGTCGCTTACAACAAGATCAAATGTTTGCTCAACGTTTAGAAAAGTATATGGGTCAGTATACCTTCCAAATGCAACAAGCAGAGAATGCACAGATCGGACGTATCGGAACATCTCCGGCAGAAGTCGGCAACGTAAATACACAAAATGCAAACGAGTCCAGCTACTAACATACAAGCAGATTTAGAAACACTATCTCAATACGAGGCATTTGCTCGTTTCATGGGATTTGTTTTAACAATGAGAGAAGAGTGCATCGAAGAACTGCACCTTGCTAACTCAGACAATATACAACAGATTAGTGGTAGACTGTTGTCATATGATCAAATTTTACACATGGTTGATTATGATTCTCTTATTGAGAAGCATAGAAATTAAGTGTGATATAATAAAAACCATCGGCATCGCTCGCCGTTAAGGAGTGGGTAATTATGACAGACGAATCAAATACGGAGATCGCTGAAGCCGCAAGTTCAGTGGACAGTACAAATATCAGTGTAGCTGAGTTCGCTCAAGCTCGCTTGGGAGGAATCCCAACTGAAGAAGAAGTTGCTACTCAACAAACAGAGGAAGTAGCTCCTGAAGCAGTTGAAGAAGAACCCCTAGTTGTTGATGCAGAAACAGAAACGGTTGAACAAACCGGAGAAGAATCTGCTGATGATGTTCTTTCTCAGATGAATATGGACGATATGTCCGAAGACGAATTACGGGAACTAGCTGAAAAGTTAGGGAGTCGTGCCGTTGCTAGGTTTGGAGAACTGACAGCTAAACGTAAACAAGCCGAAGAAGAGCTTGCTCGTTTAAAGTCAGAGATGCAAGCTGAAGATCCTCTTAATACAAAGAAGCCAATCGAAGACAATCCTTTCAATGATTTGAATACAGTTGAAGAACTGCAAGGCAAGTCACAAGAAATGGATCAGGTAATCGAATGGGCAGAAGATCTTATTTTTAATAGCGATGGTTACGGACCTGAAGACGTTGTTACTGAAGCCAATGGTCAAGAGCTTACTAAAGCTCAAGTCCGTCAGACTTTACGTAATGCACGTAAAACAAAGGATACGTTTCTACCTGATCGCCTACGTCAACTTCAAGAGCAAGCTCAGTCAGTGCAATTAAAATCTGCATTTGCTGAACAAGCTAAAAAAGAATTGACGTGGATGGATGACGACAGCAATGACGTTAACCAAAAGTATCAGGCTATGTTACAAGATCCTCGTTTGCAAAAACTTGAATCAGTGCTACCGGAAGTCTCCGCACAACTACCATACCTAATTGCTCATGCGGCAAATAGTTTGTATGCAAGGAAGCCAGTTGGATCCATGAATCCTCCTAAAAGCGGCATTCCCTCGGCATCGGTATCAGATCGTTCAACATCTAAGAAGGCTCAAAACATCAAAGCAATAAGTCAACAATTCCGTGATAGCGGAAACAAAAGTGATTTCATTCGTCTACGAACCCTTCAGTTATCTAATCAATAAACATTTAATAAAATGGCTAATTTTTCAAATACATTCACAACTCAACCGGGATCGGCTTCTTCCAATCGTGAAGACTTAACCGACATCCTGTCTATCCTTGCTCCCGAAGAGACTCCAGTTCTCTCCGGCGGTTCTCGCAAAAAAGCTAGTAACGTTAACTTCGAGTGGACACTTGACAAGCTGGACGATCCAGCCGCCACAGGTGTTGTCGAAGGTGTTGACGTTGGAACATTCACTGATGCATTCGCCGCTCGTGAACGTACTTCTAACTACGTTCAAAAGTTCCGCCGTGACTACATGGTATCCGACCTCCAAGAGGCTACTGATTCTGTTGGTCCTGCTAAACTTGCTGAGGCTGAAGCTAAGTCAATCCGTGAACTAAAACGTGACATCGAGCTTACTCTTTGTGGTGCTCAAGACAAACAAGTTGGTAGCGGTGCAAACCCTTACCTTACCGCTGGTCTTGGTGCTTTCATCGATGACACTCCTGCCACAGGTCTAGTTCCTGCTGGATTTGAGACTCCCGATTCTAGCATCTATGCTACAACTGGATTCAACGAAGCTAAGTTTAATGACTTGATCTCCAGCATCTACCGCCAAACAGGCAACGTAGATAGCTTGACTCTTGTTGCTGACACAGGTCTTCGTCGTGTAATCTCTGATTTTGCTCGTGTCGGTGGACTTCTCTCTGATTCAGTTCGTTCGGTTAACTATGATGGTGGTTCTTCCACAATCAAGTTGTCAGTTGAGCTTTACCAAAGTGATCACGGCATCGTAAGCATCATCAACGGTAACCCAGCTTGTATGCCTGCTTCGACTGGTACTACAACTACTGCTACTGGATACTTGGTTAACCCTGAGTACTACGGCATCCACGAACTGATCCCAATGGGTTCAACTCGTCTGCCTAATCAAGGTGGTGGCGAACGTGGCTACGTTGATTGTGTTCTTGGACTTGGTGTATACCATCCTCAAGCTCACGGTAAGATCACTCAGATCGACTAATTCAATCCGAAGTCTCCTTGCCCCATCTGGGGCAGGGAGCTTCTTTTTATCTACACATATGTCAGAACAAATAAGTACAGAATTAAACGAATACGTTGACAAATACTTGGTCAATGAAGTTCAAACAGAGAAAGAACGTGTTGATGTTGCCAAAGAAGAGGCACACTCCAATGTCGGGAAGACTCACCCGGTGCTTGGTAAATGCATCGCAACTATACCTGCTCGTGAATACTTTAGATTAGTCCAACAATACGGAACTGAAGAAGTGCACAGCAAAGAATTTTTAAAGTTTTTCCAAAAGGAAATGCCTGAGCTTGCTCCCAATAAAGTCTAATGGCTACACCCAAAAAGTATTCAGATTTATTTGAACTAGTCCGGTCCTTAGCCGGGGTAGATTCATTTACCCCCAGTGAAGAAAATGACATCCTACGTCTGGCTAATCGCAGGCTGTATGAGGCTTACAGTGCTTCTCAGATGTGGACACCTTACATTATCGTAGGAGAAAAAAGAACCATATCAAGTGACCAAGTTGTCCCCTTTGCACAGACAAGTCCTTCCAAGGATACTATATCTGAGTTTCAACGTATTCATCGTGACCAGCCGTTTCTTAATTCAGGAACTATGGAGTATAACTTTTATGTTGATGCGAACGGTGCTCACGTAATGAACCTAGGTAGCACAACTGACGATTCAGTTTATGTAACCTACAAGAAATCATTTTCTGATTTTACAAAAGATTCAACAGATATTCCTGAAGAATTTTTCTATTTCGCGGCTCATGCTACTTATGCTGACTTCCTTCGCATGGACGGACAGACCAGTAAGGCAATGGACGAAGAAAATAAAGCAACCTCTTACCTAGCAAACGAGCTAGAGAAGCTCGATATAATCTCAAACAATAATACAATTCGACGTAAGTTTACTACTTATGTTTCAACACAATCAAGATAATGGCTAATTCATTTGTTACAAATCTATACCTCAGCCCAACACAAGGTGCCAGTGCCCAACGTTTATCCGTAACATCCGGTACCGCAGTTGAGTTCGGAGCCTTTGATCCATCTACTAATGTTATTTCATTTGACGTTCAAACAGCAGATGTCTTTATGACACTCGATGGATCTACTCCAAGCACAGCAAACGGTCACAAGTTGTATGCCGGACGTGCATATTCTTTAAGCATTCAAGCCGCACGAGTTGCTAGCTTTATTGCCGCTAGTGGCACTGCTATTGTATACGGAACAGAAATGTCATCGTAGATGGAATCATCTCAAATTAGTTTACTATCCGGACCTGATCTTCAAACATTTGGGGCAAGGCACGGATCCCTTGGGGACATAGGGGCAGGTCTTATTGATACAGGTGATCTACCAACTCCTGATCCTTTTAGATTAAGATTGTTTTCTTTTGTAACAAGTGGTGCTGACTCTGAGTCCTTTTCTTTTACTAGAGGCGGTCCCGAGCTAGTTTATTTTGGTGACGGAACAAGCAGTTCGGGTAGTGTTTCTGGTGTAGTTTCTAAAACCTATGACACTAGCAGTGTCCCGGCAGGCACTGTATTTTCCGTAACTACGGGCGGTTCATTTAACTTTGGAGTAAATACTGAGGATGGTGCCAGTTCTATAAAAAATTTAAACGGACTAGAGTTTTATTGGGATGCAGTAACTTTTTCTTCCTCTAACCTTAAATTGCAAAATCTAGGCATAAATCAACCAATGCCAAAATGGAACAGGGGAGCATCTAGACATTACCAAACGTTTAACCTTAAAGGTAATTCTATTCCCGGGGCATTCCCCTCAAACATTACTTCTGTCAATGTGTTTATTCAGGGTAATAAATTTACCGGAGAACTGCCAGCCGTAGATCCTAGAACAAAAAAGTATCAAGTTCAAGGCAATGCATTTGAAGGAAGTATACACGATATAAGTAGTAATACTAACATTGAGGCATACCTAGCATACGGTCAGGACAATGGGCAAACATACTCAAGGATTTATCCCAAGATTATGTTAACCGGTGAAATACCAAATCTTTCCGGTGCTACAGCTTTAACATTTTATCACGTTGGTGCAGGCGAACCTTGGAATCGTGGATTTAAAAACGACCTTAGCCTAGCATCTGACTTCGATGTAACAAATAAATTGTCAAGATTCTATGCAAGTAATTGTCAACTATCCACAGTCGAGATTGATAAAATATTAAATGCCTTTGCTAATGCCGGCACAACTAGCCCAAACATTATAGACATAAGTGGAAGCAATGGCTACCCTACATCAGCAGGATTAGCCGACAAGGACACACTAGTAGCGGCAGGATGGACAGTTAATCTACCCGCATTGAATTAATTATGGAAGAAATATTTACAAAATCATTTATAGGAACCGGAGGTTTTTTGGCTACACTTGGACTTCAAGAAATTAATGCATTCGTCAGCCTCCTCGTAGGCTTGGCTACACTTGGATACATGGTATCATCCATTATTAAAATATGGAAAGGAATGAACAAATGACAATAGAACTATTGGCGATGCTAGGCGGTAGTGTTTCAGGATTTATAATGAAACTTATAGCCACTCAAGCCGAAGCACAGGGTCGTGCCCTTGAGGCAATGATCCAACGTCAAAACGTTGCGGACCTGTCTGCGGACAAGGCATCTGCCCGTGGTGGTGTATGGGTTCGCCGGGCATTAGTAGCGATAACGTTCTTTGCCATTGTAATAGCTCCATTCGTCTTTGCTTGGACTGACGTAGGGGTAAGTGTAGCTAGGGAAACAAACGGCTTTCTAGGGCTATTCAAGACCCTCAAATGGGACACCGTGCAGGGCTTTGTAATTCTACCGGAGGTTCGCCAGACAGCACTAGCTATTGTTGGCTTTTACTTCGGATCATCTCAAGTTAAATGAATGAGTTTTTTCAAGTCATATCATCCATCACTCCAGTTTTAATTGGAATCATTACATTAATTATAGTGCTAGCTAGAATGCACTACAACCTAGAAGCTCTTACGGAAAAAGTAAAAGTCCTCTTTGATTTTCACAACAAAAGAAAAAAATAATATTATGCCACAAGGAAAAGGAACATACGGAACAAAGCGAGGAAGACCACCAGCCAAGAAGAAAATGAAACGTGGTAAGTGCTAATGGCTAAGATTTGTAAAAAAAGGAATAGCTTGGGCACGTAGGACTTTTGATAAGTATCCTAGTGCTTATGCTAACATGGCGGCATCAAAGTATTGCAAGGATCCGAACTATGCCAAGGGCAAGAAAAAACGAAAGAAATAATGGGTGAGCTTAAAAAGTGGAGACAACAAAACTGGGTTAGGATTGGAATCGATGGATCGATTAAGGGACCTTGCGGAACGTCTAAGAACAAAAAGAATCCCGACCGTTGCCTTCCGATGGCTAAAGCTAAGAGCTTATCAAAATCAGAAAGAGCCGCTACGGCAAGAAAGAAAAAGAAAGCCGGAGCAAAAGGAAAACAATTTGTAAGTAACACCCCTAAAGCAAAAGTAAAACGTGGCAATAAATAAAAGTAAAATGAAATGCAACTCACCTCGCAGAGACGTGCAAGGCGGGAAGAAGTTTGTCGTCAAGGCTTGCCAAGGAGGTAAAGAAAAAGTTGTCAGGTTTGGTGATGCTAACATGACCATAAAGAAAAACCGTCCGGCACGGAAGAAAAGCTACTGTGCAAGAAGCGGAGGGATCAAAGGTAAATCAAATAAGTTGTCAGCTAACTATTGGAGCCGCAAGGCTTGGAACTGCTAATGCCCGGAAGATATAGATCCTACGGTCGTGAGGACGACCAAATGAAAGAAGACCTAGAGATTGGATTCTCTGGGTTTAATAATCGTGTCCGCCCTGACCAATTAAAGCCGGGAGTTTTAGCTGAATCAAAAAATGGTCGCCTTGATTTGAACGGAGAGTGGCAAGTTCGCAAGGGGGTCAATGTTTTAAATGTCCCGTTCGTAACAGGATCAGCCGTATTCCGTTTGCCTACTGCCGCAGAAAAAGGCTCAACAACTATAGGTAATTTGCCTCAAGCAATGGAAGGAGTTTCTATTGCTACTGACGGAATCGTAACAGTTACTTTAACTAATCATGGATTTTCCGTGGGAGATGAAGTTGTTATTAATGGTGTATTTAGAGCAAGCCTTCCTGACATCAATGGTAGTTATACGATTACGGTTGCCAGTGGTGCCAATAGATTTAAATTTGATTCAGGAATAACTGGTAGCACAGGATCGTATACATATCCTCCTGCACAGGGATTAATTACTTCGTTTACTTTACCCTTTGACCCAGTCACAGAGGTCCTGAGCACCCAACCCTTGTCTTCGCCGGGGGGAACTTCTATTCTTTCCGAAGGAGCAGTTACAGGTGTTCGTGCTGGAACTGATTACAGTAACCCCGATGTTGCTAAAGATGGAGAATATATTGTAGTATCAACTAATTTGTCAGCACTAGTTTTAAAGTTGTCAAATCAAGAAACATTTGAAATGAAATTTCCTGACGGAGAATCCGTTCTTCAGGGATCGGATATGCTTCAAGCATTTAACCGATTGTTTATTTTTCGCGACAGTCAGATTGCACTTGAAAACAAAAAGTTTTTTGATCCGGTTACCATTAAGGAAATATCTCAGACGGCAAGCACGACAGTCGATGTGACAACATTTTTAAAACACGGGTTAGTTGACGGAGACATGGTAGAAATACGTGATGTTGCCGAAGGAACTATTAATCCAAATGGTCAATTTGAAGTAATAAGTACAACGGATACAGGCTTTACTTACAACGTGGGAACATCCGGGACAGAATCATATACGGTTACTGGTAACTCAAAGATTTACCCCACGTTTACTCGGGTGGCAGAAGGGGATTATACTCAGCCAGCACAACTAAGAACTACGATTGACACGGTTAAGGGTATTACAACTTGTGTATCCTCATCGGCTCATAACTTAACAACGGGCAATACGGTTATAGTAGAAGATAAATCCGCTAGCAATCTGGTTAACGGTGAAGAGTATGTTGTCACCGTTGTTGATAGCACAACTTTTACAATCTTTGTTCCGCATCCTGATGAAACAAATACTCAGAATGTTATCTTTGAAAGAGAGGTATCAATTGGTCTAGGCTTTATGCATATGCCTGCACCTGAGTTTGGGGTGTATCACCAACGTCGATTAATTACACCCTTTCGTTATAATCAAGAAAGTATTAATCCTAATCTGCCAACTGAATTTACAAAAATTACTTCTACCGGAATAAGAGATGAAATAGCTGTTAGTGATATTCTTGACTCAGATACGTACGATCAGATTTATGCTAAGTTTAGATTTAATGCCGGAACTGCTGACTTTACTGTTGGTCTTCATTCGTTTTCTGATGACAAGTTATTAGTGTTTAATCGTAACAGCATTCATTTGGTTATGAATAGCGGCAACCTTTCTACTGCTCAGACTCAGTTGTTGACTGACGAGGTCGGTTGTGTTGCCCGGGATAGTATAATTCAGGTAGGCAACAATGTTTTGTTTTTATCTGACAACGGTGTATATGGGGCAAACTTTCAAGACCTTTATAATCTTCGTGGCAATGAGGTTCCCTTGAGTGAATCAATTAATAATACGATGCAGTTGATCAACAAGGACTTATGGGATAAAAGTTCCGGGGTTTATTTTGATAATCGTTATTACCTAGCCGTTCCCCTTAATGAGGAAACGGTTACGGTTGACGAAGAAGGAAACGTATCAGCAGAAATAACCCGTGCTCAATTTAATAATCGAATCATTATTTATAACTTCCTTAACAAACAGTGGGAATCAGTTGATAATGTCGGAGACAGCAATTTTGAATACAAGAAACTTATTGTAGCCGGTGACGGAGAAAACCGTGGTGTTTATAACCTTAGCACAAATGGGGGCATTCACAGGCTTGATGCATTAGATCAAGGCAATGACCGTGTAATTACTGAGGTTGCAACCGGATCAGAAGACTTAGTTACTACACCGGGCATCGAGGGACAGATGACAACCCGGATGTTTACTAATCAAACAATTGACCGGAAGAAGTGGAATAACTTCGAGATGCAGGTTCAATCACATATTGACTTAAAGTCAGATTTCTTTATTACTGGTATAACAGAAAATGTTGATGATACAATAGATCTGAAACAATTATCTTCTTACCTTAATAATGAATTACTTCCTGAAGACGAAGATGTTTCTATCCGGGGACGGATTGGGAACAGACGAGCCTACGGATTCCAGTTTAAAATTGACCGGACAACCGGTCGCCCTCGTGTCCGTAGTCTAAAGGTTGCGGCGGCAGAAGCATTTAGATCAACAAGAGAAGCAATATAATGGCAACTATTTTAAATACAACTTAAGTATATGCGGCGGCTGATGTCGTCACTCATACTAACTTAAACCAAATCGTAAGCGGAACTACCTTTGTCGCCGGAGACGGAGGAGCTACGGACAATACAAGCCTTGAGGTCGATACCACAAGTGGCTCATTGCAAATAAAGGATGACGGAGTAACGACTGCAAAGTTACTGAACAGCACGGACAAAACTGATGGTGTAACCCTACCTAAGATTCAACACATCGACACAGCCAAGGTGCTGGGCAGAACATCCACCGGCGAGGGTAACGTAGAAGAAGTAGATGTTGTTATAGGTGCAACTGGAGATTCTGGTGTGTTTTTTGACAATGATGATATGCTTGACAATAACGACACCGCCGGAGGTTCCGCTACCCGTGGTGCTACTCAGCAAAGCATTAAGGCTTATGTTGACGAGTATGCCTTAAAATACAGCGGAGTTGAAGGGCAACTAGAGGTAAGTGGGTTTTCTACATATAGAGATTTGGATTTATCTTCGGTCGTTGGTGCAAATCGTGCATTAGTTATAATGCAAGTTTTTGGTGGAAATAACTCAACCAATACATATTTTAGGACAAAGGGTATATCAATAAAACCTTTTGGCAGTTCAAATAACTCTGGTTTTGGAGCAAGTGGCGGAGTCGTAGGACCAGCGACAGATGGTGATGGATATACTTGTGTGGTTATTACAGATGAAAATGGTGTTCTTGAATATTCTGGGGGCAATAACACAGCAACTGGCATTAAGTACAGAATACAAGCCTATCAAAAATTACGTTAATGAACCCCCTCCTGCAATAATTTTAACAATTTAATACTATGTCACTAATACAATCAGGTAAAATCTTTAATGATGGCGAGCAGTTAACTGCCGGTAAATTAAACCAAATACTTTCGGATGCTACACTTAGCACTACCGGTGTAGACGGAACATCAATCATTATTAATGCAAACGATGCCCTTGCGGTAAGAAGTATTAACAGTTCACGTATTGATAATGGTGCCGTTATTACGGACAAGTTGCCGGACAGCACGGTCACAGCTACTGACGGCACACCTGACGGTGTTACCTTCCCTAAGATTCAGCATATTGAAACAGATAAGATTCTAGGAAGAACCACAACGGGCGATGGAATTGTCGAAACAATAGGACTTAACACGGATGATGCAATGGCTAGTGCCAGTGATACAACGTTGGCAACTGACGGGAGTATTAAGACTTATGTGGACTCCAAATTTTTAACTCCATCCAGAGGTTATAACAATCTTGCTCATTCTACCACTAGCGGAAACACACAAAAAAATGAAACGGGTCGTCCATTGTGGGTAAGTTTTACATTGTTATCAAGTGGAGGAGGACTTAATTATCTACTTGGAGAACTTTCTCCTAATGACGATATGTCTGCCCCTAATACACGAATTGGTCAGTCCAGAGTTGTTGGTCAAAGTGGTAATTCTTCGGCAGGACAGGTTACTATGATTGTCCCAGCCGGTTACTCTTGGAAGTTTAGCTATTCTCCGAGTAGTACTACAGAAAAAGTTCACTCCAGCTTTGTATTGTAGCACTAATGAACCCTCTTCTTCAATCAGTTCAATTAGCATTGCAAAATGCTGAACAGAAAGAAGCCCTTGATCAAATAGATGAAGCAGTTAAATTTTGTATTAAACATGAGAACGGGAAAGTATTCGACGGCTGGGACAAAGACCTCATACGTCTCATGGTCGCATACCACTGGGCAAAAAAAACTTTAATAGTTCACAAGAATGAAGACAATACTATTAGATCAATACTTATGTGGTATAATTGCGACAAGGGTGACGGATGGGATTTTGTTAATAACTGGGAGCCTGACAAGGAAGACGGAGATAGCATATTCATGGCTTTTCTTTTTGCCAAAGGAAAGGACTCCTTCAAGGAGTTAACGAAGGACTTTATTAATAAATGCCCAGAAGTTCTTACTAAAAATAAAATAGGATTACGATACAGAAGCGGATTTCCAAAACGAATACTTTATAGCAACAAACTTTTTAAAAAAATAATTAACCAATAAATATTATGGGAGGCAAAGGCGGCAGTAGCACAACAATTCAACAACCACCACCTATCGATCCGGGCAAGGCGATGGGGGAATATCTTTTTGGGCGAGGGTTTTCAAATTACAGCGGAGTAACAGATCCTCGATTGCAGAATCGATTGATTAGTGCAGAGCGAACATATCGTCCGCAGTATACCGCACTTGAGTTAGCGGATATTAATGTAATGGCTTCGGGCATCGAAGGCGGCTCGGTTAACCCAGAGTATCAAATACTGGAGGCAAAACTTGCTGGATTAGAGGCTGGTGCAAAGGCTTATAAATCAGCTAGGGGCAGTGGACAGTCAAAAGAGGCACGAGAAAAAGCCGCCGCAGGAATGTTCCCGTATAGGAAAAGTAAACGGTCAACCAAATTCGGTGGAAGCAAACATACGGCTTTCAACAGAGAACAAGCGGCAAAAAGGGCGGCTTTCGTAAGTGCAGGAGATGTCGATTATGATTCTTCTGCGGATAGAGCGGCTGAGATTGCACGAGTCAGAGCTGAGTTAAATCAAACCGAAAAAACACTTGGTGGCACTAAAGGTCTATTTGATTTATTGGAAGAGCAGTCAACCCGTGCTGGTGCATTGCAACGTGAGCAACTGGGCTTACAACGTGCTGATGATGTATCGGCATTGCAGGAGTTCGCACCTCAAGTAGTTGATGCTTACCGTGATGCCGACCCTTATTCAACTAGGTTAGCAGACTTAGCGGCAGATCAAGCTGAGTCAGCATTTGAAAGAGCTTCCGGACCAATGGGGTTCGAGGCTCAACGTCAGGTTGATCAATCTGTTCTGGGCGGTATGGGTGGCACAGCTTTTTCACAGCAAGGACGTTCGGCTCTTGAAGCCGCCCTTGGACGTGAGCAATATCAGCAGGGTCGTGAGTCGTTTGCGGCAGGGCTAGGACAAGGAGCTTTTGCTCAATCACGTCAACTAGCCGGTGACGTAGGTATGACCATCTTGGGTCGTCCTTCGTCTTCTATAGGTTTAGGCGGTCAGATGCTACAGCAAGCAACCGCAGGTGCGGCAGGTCCAATGGGACCTCAGTTGTTTGATCCAAACGTTGGTATCAACATGGCTATGTCCCAGAGATCAGACAACATGAATCTTCTTGGGGCACAAGCTCAGGCTGATGCCTCTCGTAGTGCAGGTCGTAGTTCGATGCTTGGATCTCTTGGTGGTGCGGCTATCGGATTGATGTGCTGGGTAGCACGTGAAGTCTACGGACCTACTAATCCTAAGTGGAAACAATTCCGGGCATGGGTAACAGATGATTCTCCATCTTGGTTCCTTAAACTATACGTGAAATACGGAGAGAGATTCGCTAAGTTCATCTCTGACAAACCTCGTCTCAAAACAATCATCCGCAAGTGGATGGATACAAAGATTAAATAATTATGGCATTTCAAACAGGAACAAAAGTTGACCCTCGCCTGATGATGGCGGACTACAGTGGCTTTGCTAAGGCGGCTGAGATTGAAGCACAAGGGATGAAGAACTTCGCCGAAAGCATAGGCGGAGGCATAGCCAAGTTTGCCAAGAAAAAAGAGCAAAAGAAGAAGGAAGAAACTGGTGTAGCATTTGCTACCGAATGGGCAACTAACAATCCCGAAATGGCTCAGGCGATGGGCTTCGATGTTACTGATGATGATGGTTTCTTTGATGCTACTAACATAGAAAAGTCAGCTAGAGAATTTTATAAAACCGTAGGTGATGATGGATTTAAATCCGTTATACCTCAGTTGCTTGCCTTAGGTGTTAAATCAGATTCAGCCGCCGCCGAAAGGAATAAGCAATCAATAGAAGAGCTTAAAGATTTAGAGGGATTTAGAAAAATTACGGGATATGTTGATAGCTTGGATGATCTTAGAATTATGCCTTCAACTGCGGAAAACTCGACGGGTGGTTCATTTGTATTAGAACGAAAGATTCCCGGAAAATTTAATTTCAAGGACGGTGTAAAACTGCCTAGGTATGAAACTGTTCAATACGATGATCCAGAGGCGGCAATGATTGCCGGTCGACCGGGATCGTATTCAATCTTTGGAAGTACCGGTGTTCAAATGTCAGAGGGTCAATTCCCGGGTGCAAGGATTCCTCGCCGCCCTGAAGTTCCTGTTGGT